ATATATAATATATATATGTATATATAAAAGACTCAATAACACTCAAAACGACCGACAACGCCAACGACCGCCGAAAGTAAAACTGACCCATCTAGACGCGAAACGTGGCGCAATTCGCTAAGTGCCTGCCTGCCTTGACGTTACTGCCAGTTCGAGACGACGGAAAATGAGCGTTTCAGATTTTTTCGCACTCGCTTGGCGTTTTCTGACGTGAACTGTCGTGGTTGAAAATTTCAGACTAAATGATTCTTTCAATTCATTAATTTGAACAGTTTAATTGCCATACAAAAGGCAGACAATTCTGCGTTCTGCTGCTTTTGAGTCAAAAGGCCGGTCTTGATTGGATACTGCTTGATAAATTCTTGTAGAGTCATTTTGTTTTCTCCTGAAGTTTGCAATTAACTACAAGTGAAGACTGGAATCCTCATAAAACTCCAGTCTTCTATCTAGCTAATTGAGACGACTATTGTTGCACCAGATTTTCTCTTTCTTCGCCTTTTGGAGCAGAGACAGAAGAAAGCAGTTTTTCTGGATTCTTACTTTCTTCACTTTCCCGCCTTCAACTGAGAGGCGACAATTCCGGGCTTAATTAAAGCCACTGCGTCTTCAATCGAAACGTTTGCAGAGCCACTGTAATTCTTAACAACGGCCTTGAACATTTTCTGAATCTCTTCAGGCCAAGTCTTGTCAACAAACTCTGCAATCGGGTCTGAAGCTTCCTTATACAGAATTTCGTTGTCTCCGAGAATGAGTCGGCGAACTACAAACGCTTCTCCTTCGGCTTCGGAGAGTTTGTCTCCGCCTGTCAAATGCATAAACTCAGTGAATGAAGTAGGAAGAGTTTCCGGCTGAGTTTCATCCCAGTTCTCGTATTGAATTTCCTGCGGATTCCGACCGCGAGTCAATCCGAGACTAGTTCTAGTTCCCTTTCCAGTCTTTCCGGCATTCAATTTCACTTCACGCGCAGCCATTTCCGCAGTTCGCGCAGCCAAAGCCGCTTTCTTTTCCGCGTCGGTCTGTTCAGCAGTAGTTGTCATTTTCGTTTTCCTTTGAGTGTGTCGGGTAATTCCGACAAGAGAATTGTCTCATGTTTCGGGTCGAGAGTCAAGGGTTATTTGGTGATTACACCTTCCTTTTTGCAGCCCTTTGCGGCGACTGTCTTAATTCCACAAATGTAATACCGCTTTGGAGTCGAACCGCAATAAGCGCAACGGAGTCGAGCGAACGAAGTGAGCGAGAGACAAACTTTACACTTATACATGGTTCTCCAAAATCTGAAATCTGAACTATTCAGGAATCAGGACCACTAGCGTAGAACCTTTTTGATAATAGCTAGGCACTTGAGACAATTTACATCTTTTGGATTGGAACTAGCTTGTCTATTTTCGCCTTTTGTTTTACAAGCAATCGATGCTCCGAACCGGAAATGTATCACCTTGCCATCTTCGCCTTCGTCTCTGTAGCCAGTGTCCATACTAGTATATAAAGCATAGCTCATACCAGGTCGCTACCAGGCATATAACCACAACATCTGGTATAACAACGGCCGCTAGCTACCATATATAGATGTGTAAATAAAGTCTCTGGAGCCGTAGCTCTATAATGTTGGAGCCGTAGCTCTATTGTTGAAAATCCTTAGGAAATATCAGCTTCTTTATGGAGACAGGCATCATCCGTGCCAGTCAATTCCAGACCCTACCCAGCAGCCACCATATTTTGGGACTCCGGCTTGCAATACAGTGCGGACTATTCACCTCACTCTAATGAAAAGAATAATAAATCACATTCTAATAAAGAATATAATGAAAAAGGATTAATTCTGCACAATCAAAAAATAAAATAAAAATTCTGAAAAAATCAGAATCTGAAATCTTCAGCGCCTCCGGAGGTTTTTGCTAACAAAACGAGGGCTTGACAAAAAAATCTGAACCGGATATACTAGGATTCTCAGTCGAGGTGTCGGGGGAATAGTGTATGAATAATACAGATAGAATGAAAGAATCAGCTGAACGCAGAGCATTAATAGCCGCAAGCGGGATAGCGAAAAGAGTTTCTGATAGGATTACGTTTCCTAAACTTTATTGTAATTGCCCTCCTAGAGAAGTTAAAGCTTTAACGACTCGTTACGACTGGAATAGCTACGTAGAATATTGTGACAACTGCAAGCTCCTGCTTCGCAGAGAAAATGAATAGGCAATGGCTACTAAGTGTATGGTTTGTGGATGTCCTGTAGCTTTTAGATTGAAGCAAGCATCTACAGTAGGTGAATCTTTGTGTTGGCCTTGTTGGGTTTGGGCAGGTAGAATCCTCAAATATCCTTGGTGAAAGTATATGATCATTAATAATGATGAAGCTTCTAAGAGATTGAATTCTCCGTTGAATCTAATTAATAAACTTCGTGAAACGAAGGCTAATGCAAAAGCTAAAGCCGCAATGGCCATATTCATTCCTCAAAACAGAAAGGAGGTTACAGCTGAATCCATTCCCATTGGTTCCAGAGTTAATGCCGGGGTTCAGCATCCGGCAGAAAACACTGAAACATTAGATTCAATATTAGAGAACAGCGAAGCTCAGATAAGCTTAGGACTTGCTCATGACTCAGCTCTTAAGTTGTTAAATAGTTCAATAACAAGATTATCAAATAATATAGACGAAGTTAAAGCTGAGAAATTGCCACAAGCAATACTCGCAGCTAGTAAAGTCGTAGAATCAATCCGCCGCGAACGTAACGAAGCACTGAAGAATAATAAAGACCGAGAAGTACATTATCACTTCTATACGCCGGAACAGAAAACTTTAACAGACTACGAAGTAATCGAGGTTCAATAAAGTCTGAGACAATGGCTGAAGAGTCAGTTGCTGGAGTTATTTCGGCTGAGATTCCCAAGCAAGTAGTAGGACTGATTCCAGCTTCAATTCCACCGACTACAACAACTGAGCAGAATTTAGTAACTGCTGGACAAAGAAGAATAAACCTAATATGGGAGTGGACACAATCTATAATCTCTGTGTCTGTTGTATTGGCTAATATGATAGTAGCAGTTTATGACGGAGTAGTAAATAAAGCTCCAGCATTTCCTACCGTCTTGTCGTCAGCACTCTTTCTAGTTGTCGGCTTTTATTTCTCTAGAACTAATCATTCTGCAATAGGTGGAGTCGGTGATAAGACGGCAACAATTTACGCAGGACGTTGATTGACTAGGTTCTTAACGGCCGTTGCGACGGTATTATTCTATTCTACAATCCTCTCTGCACAACCGACCGTATTAGATCCTCCTAATCCAACCTGGAGTAATACTAACGCAGCAAACATTGCTAGTTATATTCCAGTAGCCGCAAGCATCGTATATGATTCGTATAAGTCTTATAAGTCTGAAAACAGAAAACGAAGTTTTCTGATGCAAGGAATAAAGACTGGAACTAACCTTGGAGCGGCCGAGGCTATTAAATTGTTAATTCACAGAATCAGACCTGATATGTCAGATAATAAATCATTTCCATCAGAACACACTGAACTTAGTGCGATGGGAACTTCAATAGCAGTATCAATCCCATTGGCAGCCGGAACGGGCTATCTTCGGATGGCTGCAAACAAGCATTTCCTGACTGATACAATTACAGGATTGGGAATTGGTTTCCTTACAGGACGTTACATTAGATAGCACCGAGCGACTGAAAGGAGCGAGGTGAAATGAATTGGACAGCACTTCTACAAGTCGTCTTGAATGTATTCGAAAAAAATCCACAATTGGCTGAAACTCTTCTCACTACTCTATTTAGTTTATTTGCTAATAATCCTCCGCTAGTTGCTAAAGCCGTTCAGGTCGGATTAGCTCATGCTTCTGCAATAGCTCCGGCAGCTCATGTAGTTGAGGTTAAAGCGGCATGAATATGCATCTTCTCTTGTTAGTGTTTGCATTCGTATTATTTGTTTTAGCAGCTATTCCATTCACTCCGACTGAACCCTATTGGAATAGACTCTGTGCAGCAGGACTGGCTTGTTGGGTGGCTGCTAGTTTATTTGGATAAAGAATGCAACTCTTCACACTAGCCAACGGCAATGTAATTAATCTGGTACAGGTTGTAGAGATTGTAGGTCTTGTTATTCATATGACTAATGGAACATCGATCACAATAACGGCCGAAGATAAGATTAACATCTTGCGGCTTCCGTTGATTGTAGTTTAGTTCAGGAGAATCATAATGGCAACTGTTGTTGCTGCCATGTCGGGAGTTCCTTTTCAGCAGTTAGTAGCTACAACAACTGGGTCAGGGACTGTGTTAGCCATTCCCATGAGTTGGAGAAATCATACTTGGATTATAACAGGTGCGGCCGGGATTACGGCAGGTAGTGTACAAATAGAAACAGGAACAGATCCCACATTAGATACTGGAACATGGGCCGCTGTAGGGGCCGCAGTGACCCCATTATCTAGCACTGATTTACTTGTTCAAGCAACAGGTATATTTGAGTTTCTAAGAGCTAGAGTAGCCACAACTATTTCTGGAGGTGGTGCTCCTTCTGTTACTGTTACATATATTGGAGGAAAGAGCTTCTAATTAGTTATGAAAGATAAGCTTTATAGGCTGTTACGATGGTTTGTCGTATCGTTATTCAAAGGAACTCCTGAAAAGTGATGTTCAGCATTTTGGTTTTGATTCTTCTTCAACGGCCTGCTACATTCATGCTTCAATCTAGTACTACTGGGGCCGTTACGGCCTCTTGGAGTGCTAATGCTCCGTCAGATAATGTAGTAGTTTATAGGCTATACTACGGAACGGCCTCGAATATATACACAACTACAATAGATATAACTGCTCCATTAACTTCTGTAGTTGTTCCAAATCTCACAACAAATACAACATACTATTTCGCAATTCAAGCTCGTGCTGCGACTTTGTTTTCTGCTCTTTCTCCAGAGGTTTCTATAACAATTCCTCAAGCAAATCCATGTTTAGATAGTGGTGGAAACAATGTTGTTCAACTCCGTGTTTTATCATTCACGTCGCTGTTAGCTGCTAACGGCCTTGGGCAGCTATTGTGGACTATCACATCAGTAGCTAGAATAGTAAATATTACAGCAACTCTCAATGGCAATCCAATATCAGTGATTAACGGAGCTGATAGTAAAACACTAGATCTTGCGCGAAGCGCAGGAGTGAATTTCAATGCTCCTTCTACAAGTGGAGCTTATACTTTAGTAGTAAGCGCAGTAGATATTAACGGTTGTAAAGCTGATACTAGTTCGATAACACGAATAGTAAATGTTCCTTGATTCTTGGAGAAAGAGGTTGTCAGACGTATACAACATCACGATAAACATTCGGAGACATAAAAGAAAGAAGATTAGGAAGTTAGTTCTTAAATTCGGACAACCAACTTGGAAGACGATAGAAGGAAAACAAACAATGGCAACTCCAGTGATTCCCGGTACTCCCGCAGCCGCAGTGATGGCAGATGGTCAGCAACTATCTGCTACGATAACTCCAGAAGATGCTAATGGGAATGTAGTTCCTATTCCTGATGGTGACGCAGTAGTTTGGTCTAGCTCTGATCCAACTATTGTTACCGTAACGGCATCTGTTGATGGTCTTTCTGCCGTTTGCGCTAGCGCAGCAAAGGTTGGCAGTGTCACGATTAATGTTGTAATTAATAGTGCCGCTGGAGTCGCCGTCGCTTCTGCATCAGGCACTATTCAGGTAACACCAGCCGGTTTGAGTCAGGTAGCAATTAGTTTTGGTGCTCCTTCCGCAATAGCACCCGGAACAACGGCTGGAGTAGCTAAAGCTAAATAATAGTTTGAGACGACGTGACAGAGAGAAGCGGGAATGAACGTAGGAAAGTGATAAGAAGAATGCCAAAGTATCCTCAGACTGTAATTGATTTGGGGAAAGCAATTGCACATGCTGAAGGTTTTGGTGTTCCCGGCACTGTTCCAACTAGGGCTCATAATCCGGGTGATCTGAAAATCCCTAACTGGAATGGTGCCGTTACAGGCACGGAAGGCATTTCTGTATTCCTAACTGATGAACAAGGCTGGGATGCTCTGTATGATCAGCTCTTAAGAATTCAAGTTGGAAATTCTCATGTTTATAGATTAGAGATGACATTTACTGAGTTCTCTAGACACTGGACTGATACACAAGAAACTAACTGGATAGACAATGTAATGTATTTATTGCAATCATTAGGTCATTCAGTTGATGAACAGACAAAACTTGGTGATTACTTTAGCAATGGTTAACCAGCGAAGCTGATGCCTACAAATCTAGCTAACGGAATAGAACTTGGAGATCCTGGCAACGGCTTCTATGAAGACTATCTCAGAGAAAGAAATATTAAACCACATCCAGTTCAGGAACAGCTTTTAACTCTTCCAGATGAAATCTTTGAAGCCCTATATGGAGGAGCTGCTTATGGAGGAAAGAGTTGGATTCTTACGTTGCTCCCGCTATTTCGTGGATTCTACAAATTTAGGGGTTATAAAGGAATTATACTTAGAAACAAATTCCCAGACTTGGAAAGAGAGATAATACGTCTTTCTAAAGAATATTATCCAAAAACTGGAGCAAAGTATAATGAACAAAAACATAGCTGGGAATGGCCAGAGTACAACTCATATCAGGATTTCGGACACGTTCAGCATAGTAGTGATATTGCTATGTATGATTCTAGCCAATATAACTATTGTTCTTTCGATGAGCTCACGCATTTTTCTGCTTATCCATATCATTATATGGTTGGTTCTCGTGTTCGTCCTTCGTCATCATTTAACATTGCAATCGTCAGAAACGGTTCGAATCCCGGAGGAGTAGGCCAAACATTTGTTTATGATAGATTCGTTAAGCCATTCGAAGATGGTAATAGAATCATTCGTGACAAGTCTACAGGTCTTCTACGGATATTCATTCCAGCTAAAGCTGAAGATAATCCTTATGGAATGGAATACGATCCGTTATATGTTAAGAAACTCGAGATCCTTAAGACAGTCTCCGAAGCAGAATATAGAGCAAAAAGATTTGGCGACTGGCATGCATTTAAAGGCTCCGTTTTTACTACATTCAGACCACTTAGATTTCCAGGTGAGCCAGATAACGCACTGCATGTTATTAAACGATTTCAAATACCTGAATGGTGGCCAAGAGTACTGTCAATTGACTGGGGAAAACGGGCAATGTGCCATGCAATGTGGATTGCAATTTCTCCAAATCATAGAGCTTATATCTACAGAGAACGAGCTTGGTATAACAAGGACATAAGTCAATGGGCTAATGAGATTAGAGAACTTGTATATGAGAATAGTGAAACAATTCTTCAGACCACACTTTGTGGGAGTGCTTGGCAGAGTCGAGGTGGAGAATTGATTTGTGATGAGTTCCAGCGTTATTCTAGATTGGTTCCTTCTTCATCGGAGAACTCTCCTGGTTCCAGGGTGGCTGGATTGCAATTAATACATGACTATTTGAGGTGGGAGAAAGTTGCTTCATTAAAGTCAAAAGGTGAGTTCTATGATATGCAATTAGCTCAGGGAATATATAGGAAATACGGGCCGGTCGCACTGGAGGCATATAAGAAACAATTCTATGATGAACCAGAAGAAGATAATCTTCCAGTTCTACAAATCTTCGAAGAGTGCAAAGTTTTAATTGATACAATTCCAATGGCCGTTTATGCCGAGGATAAACCGGGCCGTCCTGCGGAGGATATTGCTGAATTTGAAGGAGATGATCCTATTGATAACTTGAGATATGCCTGCAAGACTATTAAACGATATTTAGCCGGTGAGATTTCCGGTTTGGACTTAGCGGCCAAGAAACAACTAGTAATGACTGATTATGGAGTAGATAATGATACAACTAGAATGTATAGAAGACTAGAAGCAATTGAGATGCATGACCATCATACTCTTCAGGATTGTATTCCTGTTAGCCGTCGAAGTAGATTTGCAAGGAGGATGGTGCATTAATGCAACCACATGAAGAGAGAGTTGTAGTAGAAAAGAAAGAGTTAGATGAGAAAATAATGAAGTTGAATACTTTTATTATTAGTAATAAGATTTTTCAAGAGTTATCAGAGGACGATAAAGATTTACTTGAGGCTCAACGTGTTGCTATGGAAGAATACTCAGAGATTCTAGGGCATCGCATTCATAGATTTAATTCATGACCAGATTCTTTCTTAGACTATTCGGAATTAGAGATTTTGAACCTTGTTCTAGTTGCGAGAATCTAAAAGAACAACTCAGATTTGAGAGAGATAATAATCAGAGATTTGTTGATACACTTATTCAGATAATCTCGCCGAAGGCGGTTGAGCAGCCTCCTGTGGAGATAAATCAAATAGCCGCAAGCTCCGCATTATTTAGTCGTCGGAGAGCAGCAATGGAAGCAAAGGATAGAGAAGAAGCTAGAATATTAAAGAATTCTACTAATTTAGGAAAGCCTGACGATGCGATAAAGAAGCTAGAACATGAGATGGGCATAGCAGATTACGATAATTCAATCCAAAGAGCAGAAGAAGGAGTGTAGAAATCAATGGCAAACGCAGCACCGGCTACTGTAACGACATCATTGGCAACTGGACCAGGACAAGCATTGAGTTCAGTTAAGTTTACAGATGTTAATTCTATTGAGGTTGATTTCCTTCGTAATCTATTGAAAATTACACGTTCTGGTTCTGGCTCAACTCTAATATGTGCATATGACGCTGCGGCTACTATTACTTGGACCGTAGCGGCTGGTGTTTCTACATTGGCATTTAGCTAAAATCAATGGCTAATCAACCAATAATCATTGGAACTGTAAAAGTTACAGCTAAAGACATAAACGGAAATAATATTGCTAAACAATTCAACTCTGTATATTCTTTGTCATTCGATTATAATAAAGGAATGATTAGTCTTGTAGATGTTACTGGACAATTTTATTTTCCATTAATTCCTATGACTACATTGACATACACAATGACTCCTGGTCCTAGTGCTACGCATACTATCGTAATGAGTTAGTATGGCTGCCTGGAACAGCTCATCGTTAGGCTTTAGTGATCATAATGGTATGAGACAGAGTAGTGGTTTGCTTAAAAATTTAACAGAGCGTATTAGCAAACAGCATTTGACTGAGCATCGTATGTTCGGAAGTAGGAGAGGACATACACAAGCTAATCCATTGAAAATAGGCAAGAAGTTTAAGATGAAGGGTAAAGGAACAACTAGAACATTGAGCAGTTCTGATAAATCAACAAGTCCTAAAGGTGGAGGTATTAGTCCTTCGATTGAAGAGTTTGATAAGATGATGTCAAGAGTAGCTGGTAAGAGTTCTACTGGGTTTGGTGGAAAGAAGATGTTCAGCCGCAAGTCATTTGGATAAATAATGTTTCCACCTAATCCGCCTAATCAACCTCCGCCGCAACAGCCGCAGAAAGAAAAGAAGAAGAGAGAACAGTCTGAACAGGAATTTGATGAAATTTCTTCATTGCTAAAGACTGTTTCAGATCACTTCATTGCAGAAGATAGGATGACTCGTGAAAGACAGATTAGACACTGGAGACGGCTCAAACTTTATTGGGCCAACTTCAGCCAGATTTATTGGAGCGAAGTTGCACATGATTATAGAATATACAATAGGGACATCAACGCTACAGACACAGACCAGGACTATTATGATAAACCAGTCAACATTTTCAAGGCCTTTCTTGAGACAATTATTGCGGCACTTTCAATTCAAATCCCTGCTATAAACTGTGTTCCAGATGATGCCGATAATCCACTAGATTTACAGACGGCTAAAGCCGGAGATGAAATTTCTAAGCTAATTTATAAACATAATGATGTGATGTTCTTGTGGCTTCATGCTCTCTATATTTACTGTACAGAAGGGATGATCTGTTGCTATTCGTATCCAAAGGCTAAGAAAGAGTATGGAACATACGATAAGCCTAAATATAAAGATGAAGAAATACAAGCTAGAGTCTGTCCGCAATGTGGTTCTCGTCAGCCAGATGAAGCATTCTCGGAAGAAGAAGAATTTGAATTTGAGCCGGATGATGACGATGTAGACATTAAGAATGCACTAAGCGAAGGACCAATCTGTCAGGAGTGCGGAGCACAGCTTGATAAAGATCTCCAGAAGACTAAGCTAATAGTTCCAAGATTAGTCGGAGTAACGGCCGAACCTAAGAGTCGAATTTGTTTAGAAGTATATGGTGGATTGTACGTTAAGGTTAGTAATACAGCTAAATGCCAAGAAGACACTCCTTATTTGATTTATAGTTATGAAACTCATTATTCTAATGCACTAGAATGTTATCCTGATTTGCGTGAAAAGATGCCGCACGGTGGATGGTCTAACATTGGAGTTTCTGATCCATACGAGCAGTATGGCCGTCTTAACACTCAATTCCGTGGAGAGTTTCCAGAAGAGAATGTAACTGTTAAAAATTGTTGGCTGCGGCCTTCTTCTTTTAACGTTTTACCTGAAGATGATTACAAGAAGCTAAAAAAGAAGTTTCCAGATGGATGCCGTTTCGTAATGGTTAATGATATTCCGGCAGAATATGAGAATGAATCACTGGATGACCATTGGACTCTGACTGAGAATCCAATGAGTGATTTTCTGAATCATGATCCTCTTGGAGAGCTTCTAACTAATATTCAGGATATTGTTAATGATCTTATTTCACTGACATTGCAAACTATTGAGCATGGCATTAGTCAAACATGGGCCGATCCGGCCGTTGTTAATTTCGCAGCTCAAAGACAAATAGAAGCAATGCCAGGTACTATCACTCCTACTAAACCAATATCAGCCTCAAAGAATGTAGGAGAAGCATTCTATTCGTCAAAGACGGCCAGTCTAGCTCCAGAAGTATTTGCATTCTATAAGATCATTCAAGAAATGGGACAGTTTGTTTCTGGTGCTCTTCCGAGCATATTCGGAGGAAATCAAGCCGCTGGGAGTTCTAGAACAGCTAGCGAATATGCAATGTCTAAAGGCATGGCATTGCAGAGATTACAGACTCCCTGGCGGATGATGACCATCTGGTGGAAGAAGATATTTGGTAAAGTAATACCGATGTATATTAAGAACCTATACGAAGATGAAAGAGTTGTTGAAAAGGATGAACAAGGTAATTTCATTAATGTCTTTATTAGAAAAGCTGAGCTTGACGGCCGCATTGGGAGTATTGAATTAGAACCAGATGAGAAACTCCCAATTTCAGATGAGCAGCAAGCTGATTCGATTATGCAGTTATTCCAGATAAATAACCAGGAAGTCACAGCGGCATTGATGGACCCTGAGAATCTCCCATATATTGCTAAAATCATCAAGATTCCAGAGTTCAGAATTCCTGGTGAAGACGATAGAGAAAAGCAATTCGAAGAAATTAATGAGCTGATAAATGCTTCTCCAATTCCTCCCGACCCTCAAGCTGTTCAACAGTTTCAACAAGCATCTCAGCAAGCGCAGCAGGCACAACAAGCTGGAATGCCTCCGCCGCAAATACCTCCACAGCCGCAAGAACAGCCATCAGTTCAAATAGATCAAGATGTAGATAATCATCAGATTGAAGCAGTTATTTGTAAAAATTGGTTAATTAGTAGTGCTGGAAGATTAGCAAAACGAGAGAATCCTAACGGCTATAAAAATGTATTATTACATATGAAAGCTCACATGGCTATTGTTCAACAGCAACAGCAAGCACAGCAATTACATCAAGATCAAATGCAATTAGCTACTGGGATGGAAAAGAAGAAAATTGGAGAACCAAGCGGAAATACTCAGGAGGCTAAGCCGAAGCATCCTGAAAAAATAAAGACTGGAGCTCAAGGTGCCGATAGAAGTCCTATCTCCTGATAATTCTGGAATAAAGCCATCAGCAAAAACGGCTGATGATATTAATGATCTCTTCAAGGAGATAGACAGTGAAGACTCTGGTCATAAAACTAAAGAGCGAGATGCGGCTAAAGGAGATAAAGAAGGAGGTAGAGAAACTAGAGAACTTCCTGAAAAAGACAGAGACGAAAAAGAAGAAGATGAATTAGAGCTTAAAGAACCTGACGAGGAAGATGAAGAGAAGCTAGATTTAACTAAAGAAGATGATTTTGAAATTCAAACTCCTCCAAGGAAGAAGGAAATATTAAAGAAGTATCCTGAGCTATTTAAAGATTATCCATTCTTAGAAAAGATGATGTATCGTGATAGACAATGGAATGAGATTTTCGGTAGCTTTGATGACGCTAAGGAGTTGGCAGATAAGGCTGAAGTTTTTAGTAATTTTGAAAATCAACTATTGGCCGGAAACACTACTGATATTCTAAATGAAGTAAAAGAGGCTGATAAAGCAGCATTTGATAAAATAGTTGATGATTATTTACCGGCCTTACACAAAGTTGACAAAGAAGCATATTATCAAGTTGTCGGAAACTTAAATCGTAGATTAATTTTGGAGATGGTTCAGGAAGCTAATGATACAAATAATGATGACTTAAAGCAGGCCGCTCTGCTCGTCAACCAATTCGTTTTCGGCACGTCAAAGTTCACTGCTCCGCAGAATAGAACTCAGAATAATAATGGGCAGCAGAACGAAGTTCAACAAGAACGTATTAATTTTGTTAAAGAACGGTTCGAAACGGCCCGTGATGATCTTCAAACAAAAGTTGATAACACTCTTAGGGCGACTATATCAGATTATATTGATCCTAAAGGAGTCATGAGTAGTTATGTTAAGAAGAATGCTGTTACTGATGCTATGAAAATACTGACTAGTTCTATTGCAAGAGATCCAAGTGTTATTAAGAATCTTGATACATTGTGGAGAACAGCATTTAACACTAAGTTCTCAAAAGATAGTCTAAGCAAGATTCAATCATTCTATCTTAGCAAGGCCAAGGGGAACCTTAAAAATGCGATTCTCAAAGCTCGTTCTGAAGCTTTGAAAGATCTAGCACCTCGTCATAGAGAAACTGATGACGATACAGACAGGGAAGAAGAAACTCGTCCACAAAGACGACAAATTAGTGCTGGCCGTCCAAGCCAATCAACTGGTAAAAACCAAATGAAGAAAGGTGAATCCGTAACCGATTTCTTTATGCGAGATTGAGGTTTAATATATGCCAGGACAAGTAGTTGAATCTGTAGTTGCCGGAACAGAGCTGGAACGTGTGTTGCCGAAAGTGACTACGGTCTTTGAAAGCGATGACACCTTTTTTGGAAATATTAAAAAAAGAGATGTAGAAGTAGTTAGCTATAGAGAGATGCGAGCACCTATGGAACTAAGACCAGGTGGTCGTTTTCAATATTTTAATCCCGATGGTGGAGATATGGGCCGCGGTGGTGGTCCTACTTGGGATAAAGCCGTTCTGCGTCCTGTATTTCTATCAGAGAATATTGAATATACTAAACTAACTCAGTGGTCTACAGATGACCGTAGAAAGTCTGTTATCAACGCAGTCCGTCGTTTGACTGCGGGAGCTACTGTCGAAATTAAAAGACAGCTAGATGCTCAACTACAAGGTACTGGAACCGGCCAAGTAGGAACTATTACTACTCAGACTACTACTGCTGGAGTAGATACGTATGTTATGGATGCCGAATTTGGTGCACGGCTAGTAAGATACGATCAAGTAGTGCAGGTTTATGATACTACTTTGGCTACATTTAGAGGAAAGGGTGTTGTAACGCTATGGGACGTTGAAGCAAAGACTATTAACGTCACTCCAGCAATTACAGGCTCTACAAATACAGATGTATTAGTTGTAGATGGATTGACTAATCCTACTGCACTCCCTGGATTGTATGGTGTTCCATATCATCATAGTAATGCTAGTACAGGCACTTGGTTGGGTTATGATAGAGCTACAACTCCTGAAATTCGAGCTAATCGAGTTAATGGAAACGCTAGTGCTCTAACACTGCCACTTCCAAGACTAGCAATCAATAAGATTGGTAATAGAGTTGGTATTGATAATAACTTTGATCCTCAGGCTTGGACACATCCTTGTCAAGCTCAGGCTTATGAAGAGATTGGACAGCTAATTTCGATTATCCATAAAGCACCTAAAGATGAATCTTTGAATTTGTATTTTGGTGATAACATGCAGCTTGCTGGTGCTCCAATCCGGCAGCATTTTAATTGGTCTAAGAAACGTATTGATTTTATTGTTAGCTCTGTTTGGGGCCGCGCTGAGATATTGCCTATTGGATTCTATACGAGTGATGGCCGTCGCATCTTTGAACTTCGTGGTAGTTCAGGAGGCGTTGCGGCTGCTGATATTTTCTATATGGTCGTGGGATTTCAGACCTTCGTGCTCAATCCCGCAGCTTGTGCATATATCGATAATTTGGCTATTCCTTCTGGATACTAAAAGGAGAATAAAATGAGTGACCAACTCTTTCAGAACATTTCAACTGTTCAATCAGGACTACAGCCTACTCCTATTACAGTTACAGCTGCTGCTACTATTGCACCACAGAATTTTCTAACTGTTTTGACTGGTAATACTGCTGTTTCAACTATTATTCCACCTGTTACCGGAGTGCATATGCTAGCTATTATGGCCGGAACGACTACTGGTTTTACAACTGGTGGGAATATCGTTGGAGCCACAACTACAGTAGCTAGTAGAGTTTATCTATTCGTATTTAATCCACTAACAGATGCTGGATTTGCTACAACTGGTGGACATTACTTGCTTGTTAGTTCAACTACGAGCTAGCGGAGTGTGCAGGCTGGAGAAATCTGGCCTGCACAAATAAAATGAAACAAAAAAAGATTTTAGTGGGCTTGTCAACTGGTGAACACATTCGTAGGGCTGAGTTTCTGCCATCATTCATAGGCTTGATGCGGCCAGAGAATTGTTTTACAGCAACAGTTCATGGTCAATCACCTGCTAAATCAAGAAATCTGCTAATAGATAGAGCTATAGAAAATGATTGTACACACATCCTATTGCTCGACGATGATATGATTCCTCCGTCAGATACATTGATAAAACTAGTTGAGCACAATAAAGATGTCGTGTCGGCATTATATCTTTTGAGATCATTTCCACATAGACCTGCACTTTTCGATAAAGCATACGAAAACGGCAAGTGTAAATTCATGTCTCTCACTCCTGAACTTTCAGGACTAGTCGAAGGAGTGAATTGCGGATTAGGCTGTGTTTTAATTGCAACTAGAGTGTTTGAGAAGATGGAAAGACCTTATGTAAGATTGGGAGAATTAGAACAGGATGAGTGGTGTGATGATGTAGGATTCTTCAACCGAGTTAAGAAAGCAGGTTTTAAGGTATTTTGTGACCTTGATTGTCCAGTTGGACATATGACTAATTTAACTATTTGGCCGGAAAAAGTTAACGGTGTATGGTTAACGAATTACAAACATCCTGATGGTAATATTCATATTGCACAGAATATATTAACTGATGCACAGATTAAAGAACAAGAAGAAAAGAATGACGCTTTATCATTAAAATCACGCAAACATTCTCTGTCTCACGTTTAGTGAGATCGTGCTAACGCACGGGAGAAGGACAAAATGTCAACAGTAACGATGGACCCAACCCCGGCATCATTTACACCAATCAATATGTTCGCAATGTTGCGAGCTATGGTGAACAACAATGTGCCATTTCTAACTATTTCTGGAGCACCTGTAAATGGAGCTTCTGGTTCATTCGCTGGACAAGCTGGTCCTGGAGTCGGATTAGTTGACTATTTGAACGGAATAGAGTATCAGAATACTGGAACTCTAGCATCTCCAGTTTGGACTAGACAGACTGTTGCCGCAACGGGGTTAACATCGAATCAGATTAATGCTGGTATTATCCAGACTATTACCGGACAGATTAGTGCCGCTAATATTATTGCAACTACTGCTGGAGCACTAGGACATGCTAATGGTGTTATCATGGTTCCAGCTTGTGCCGCTAAGTCTGTAAACGTTCTATTGTCAGCTACAATAGCTATGGACTTTCTAACTGCCGCTTACACGGCTGGTGGAAATACTACGGTTAATATTGGTGGAGGTGGTGCCGCATTGACTGGATTAGTTAATACAACTACATTCATTCAGGCCGCAAGCGACGTAATCATCAACTTGGTTCCACTCGCAGCAACAAATCTTAGTTATGTAACTGGTGCTAATAGTTTGAATCTAGTGACTAGTATTGCTCCGACTAATCCAGGGACTGCTGCTGGAGTAATTAACTATCAAGTAACCTATCAGACAATTCCTGCTCTGATTGACTAGTTTTTGGAGTTCTGAAGGATGGAGCTAAGAGAGAGCATCGAGTCGATAAATTCACGATTATCTGATGAGTTTGGAAGAGATATAGGCGACGGACGGCCGTTTTATCGTGTAGTTTGGAGTGATGATCAATTTGAGAAAAGAATAACTACGCATACACATTTTGGAGATGAGCTAATTCATCCAGAAGTTAGATTGTTGCCAAAATATAAACAATATATTCAGCATAGATACGTCTTAGAACGGCTAACTCCTATTGTGGGAGAGACTGATCTTGTAGATAAAATAGCATATGAAGTTGTATGGACATTTCAGGATAAAAAAGGCAATTATCTACCGCCTTGGTTTGAAGCGTGTAAATTTATAGTTGAGAATATTCTTATGAATCTAGGAGCTAAGAATTACTATGCTAAATATAAGGATATTATGGATGAAGAGCACTACTTAGCTGAAGTCCAAAAAATGCAAGACGAACTTTTTGGTAATGAGACGGACGTTGGAGATCACTTAGCGTATGGGACAGGAGTTGTAGTTCCTGGAAGGATTAATTAATGGCTGAAGTTGGAGCACCGATCATTGCTGGAAATACCCCATTAGAATTTACTAATAGTTTCTTGAATAGCCGCAGGCTAGTTCGAGCTCAGAAAAATCCGATGGATAAATGTACTATTATTAGTATTTATCCTAGGGAGATTAATGAAGTTAAACATACGATTGAGCCAGGACATTTTCATATTGAAGCTGGAACGTTTGAGAATCCTTCAATCCTAATAGTTGGTTCTAGCTCATGGTTTAAGGATATTGACGTGGCACAGCCTATGATAGAGATTCCAAATAGTAGTATACAAATAGCTGAATCTATCATTAAAGATTATGCGGGCAGTTTGCTCGGCGTCACTCCGGATGTTGGGCCAGGGTTGTTTTTTGTTTTGGGAGAATATAAGATTTTAGATATTAAAATGAAATATAAGAATGAGTTAGATAGAGCTAATGAGAAACAGATACGATGGTATCAAATACTAGTTCGTCTTGCAGATAGTTTGTGGGCTCGGAGTAATGGAAACCCATTGGTGATTTCAGATGATGCTAGATTAGCCGCAAGGAGCTTACATCAAAATGATAAACCGTGGCTGAAAGATTTTGCTGCTATTCAACGAGTGCCTTGCCGCTTCTGTGGAAATTTAAGAGATCCCGCGTTCCCAATCTGCGCTGCTTGTAAGGCAATAGAACCTACGCATCCACTCGCCAAAGAGATAAAGTTTGCTATATGAGCATAACAGCATCTCGGACAGTCCAGATTCAATATTCAGGAGACATGAGTTCTCAGATAATTAATTCTGCTATTGACAATACAACAGCATTCGGTGAAACAGATACAGATACTCTAGCAATTGGAGCTAACACAATAACAGCACCGGTAGTATCTGGATTGACTATTTCAGGATTAACCATAATACCACCTGCCGGAAATGTCAATCTGATAATACTCAAGGGAGTAACTGGCGACGTTGGAGTGCCATTACATAAAACGGACCCGACTTCTATAGCATTGGATTCTACATTTGTTAGTTTAGTATTGACAGTTACTGTTGCAGTAGTCGGAGTTCGTTTGATTTGGACGTAATTCATGCCAAGACCTAGTGACATCATTACGACCGTATCAGGACTCATGAATGACAGTGCACAAACACTTTACACGAATGCTGTTTGTTTGCCATTTCTGAATCTTGCATTAGATGAACTTCAAGAAATTTACGAGCAGAATGGATTGCCAATCACCAACGAAACGAGTGCTGCTATAACGATTCTATCATCGAGTGCTAACACTAAGATAATAACAGATATAGGATTTGATACAGTTCCGGCTCTTCCGTCCGATTTGATAGAAATCCAAGATCTATGGGAATCACCAACTGGATTGAATAAATGGACTGAAATGGTGAAAAAAGAATTTATTCCTAACTATCTAAAAGATGGGACCCAAATCTCTCAGTTTTTGATTTGGGCATGGGAGCACGGACGAATCAAGGTGGTTACAGCTAATCAGAATAATGATATTAAGATAGATTATACTGCTTCGATATTTAACACTCCTATTCAAATCAAAGATATTGCTGTGAGTCTGCCATTTACGAATATAAAAACTTATTTAGAGTACAAAACAACGGCCCTATGCAGTATGTTTATTGCTGAAAACGAGACTAGAGCACAAGCTTTAGACAGTCTTGCAGGAACCGCATTGAATAGAGCACTCGGGATTCCGATCAAAGGTATGCAATCTGTAGTTACGAGAAGACGGCCGTTTCGACATTCGTTTAAACATCGCGGAATAAGCTATTAGCCATGTCTCCAGTCAGAGATCATCAAGGAATAACATTAGCAACATTTAATGGTTTGTGGAATAGGGGAGATCCAGATACAACTCCTATCGACCATTTTAGTGATTGCAATAACATCAGATTTATAGGAAATTCATTCAAATGGCGAGACGGGATAGGAATATCGCAAAATGTAGCCGTTCCGCTCTACAATATTAAGAGAATCTACAACTATCCTACACAGACTGCGAATACGTTGTTAGTTCTAACCTGGGATGGAACTACTGGAATCATCTATCATGTAGTTTCTTCGATTTTAACATATTCAATACTAACAATCATTGGAATGGAAGATTTTGCTTTTGTTCCTTATGCTGGTAGAGCATTCATCTCTCCTTTTTCATCTATTATAGTTGGAACCAATGTTATTGAGGTTGGTTTAGCTAATCAATTCTTATATGTTTACGCTGGTGACGGAACGGCCGCTAGGAAGGCTGCTGGTTCTGGAATGACTGGAACCATGACAGTAGCTTTTGGGGCCGCTGGACATACAGATCCAGGATTACATATATTTGGATTCGTATCACAAACTATTTCTGGTTATAATGCTCCTCCAGGTATTTTAACTAGCTTTACGACAGTTGCTGCTAGCTCTGTATCTTTTGGAAGCATTCCAACATCAGGTGATCCAACTGTTGTTAAACGATTACTTGTTTCGTCGAAGGCTATTGATCCAACTGTATTTGCTGCAAGTCCAGATTTGACTGGATATGAACTCTTTTTTGTTCCAAATGGAGTTATTAACGATAACACTTCAACATTCTTGAATAATATATCATTTTATGACGCCGATTTGCTGGCTGATGCATCTAATCTTTTATCAAATTATACAGCAATTCCTGCTGGAGCCTCATTGAGTTTATATCATGAAAGACTATGTTTAGCGGCTACAGCTACAGACATATCTTTAATGTTAGTTTCTCAACCAGGTGAACCTGAAGCCATTAATCAGATTACCGGTCTTATCGTAGTACCGCTAGATGGAAATCCAATTACTAATGCTCAAGAAATGAGAGATGTTCTATATGTATTTAAGAGAGCTAGAACCATAGCATATGCTGATAATGGAGGAGATCCTGTTTCTTGGCCGTCCACAATTATTGACAATGCTTTAGGAACTTGTGTTCATGGAATAGCTACTGTTTTAGACTCCGGAAGTTCATCAATCGACTATTTGATCATCTGCACATATCAAGGGATTAGTCAATTTAATGGAAAATACGTAGTTCCTGAACTTTCATGGAAGGTTGAAGGTTTTTGGAAGACTCTTGATCGTACTAAATTCAATATTATACAGATAATTAATGCTCCGATTCAAAAAGAGATATATGTTGTATTGCCAACTAGGAATATGTTAATTGGAAATTATGCAAATGGAATGGACTGGAAGAATATTAGGTGGAGTCCTTGGTCATTTTCGATGCCAGTTAATTCTGTTGCCGTTCAGAATATTTCTGATATTATTCTTGGGATGAATCTAACGTAATGCCAACAGTAACATTAACTCTTGGTGGAGCCTCTCAAGATCATTGTGTTACTCCACCATTTTCTAATTATTGGAACTCAACAACAATTATTGGAAATTCAGTTTCACTTAATAACATAGTTTTACAAATTGTTGAAGCAAACACATTTCTTCCTACATTTGCTTCTATCATATCTGCTACTTTAAATATTACTACTGCCTTTGCTGGACATACTACTTCATCAACTGAAATCTTTTTATATGCAGCACTTAATGCTACTGATTTTGAGACTTCATTAGCATTTATAATTGGTTCATATGGTGTTCTAAATAAGCCATATGGAACATATGCAATTCCTCTTACTCACGATCCAGCTTGGCCATATGCTGCTCAATATCCTTATATTGGTTATCTTATAAATGGATATAGCTCTAATTCTCAAATTGGTATAACATCTGCGAACGTAGTTATAGTCTATAATAGTATTGATGTCACGGCAATCACACCCACGAACGGCCCGATTAAAGGTGGAACTCCTATCGTTATTTCAGGTGATGGATTCTCAACAGTTAGCTCTGTCACATTTGACGGCATTGCGGCTACATCAGTAGTAGTAGTTAATTCTAATACTATTACTTGCATAACACCTCCGCACGCAACTGGTGTTTATATAGATGTTGTTATTACTGCAACTGATGGTTCTATAGCAACTCTTCCAGCTTCCTATCAGTATAGAAATGTCCCATTTTCGTGGACTATTAATGGGATTCCATCAATCGCTGGAAATCCTCCAACGGTTCCATTAGATTATAATAATCCAATCAATATTGTAACTACTGGTCCGAATGGAGTTCCAACTGGAGTGATTTCTCCTGGTGCAATTCCTGTTCCGGATGGGATAACTACACCGATATATATTACGTACACTCCTATATCTGGTTCTCCTATAACAATAGAAGTTCCTTCATTACCTCCTGGAATTGATCCAACTACTCCAATTCCTCCAGGAACTATTCCAACTCTTCCGCTTCTTCCTGGTATAAATCCTAGTATTCCTGTAGTTTTATCTGGCACCCCGACGGAGTTTTCAGGAACTGTAGCATTAGGATTATTTACTATCACGATAGTTAATGGTGCCGGAATTTATGTTATCACTCCTGGGAATACAGCAGATACGCTGTATGTGAATAGTCCAATTAATAATACTACTGCTCAAGTGAAATTTCCAGATCCATTCGTCAAAACAGCTTTTATCCCATAAGAAATGGCCAAGAAAGCTACAGTCACAGACGAACAAGTAATTAATCATTATGGCGCTGTTAGATTACGTGTTAATGGCTCAGGAAATCTTTTAATGACACTGTTCAGCTTTGATGAGGTTAGGAATAATATTCTAGTGCCAGTTCCATTACAGACTACAACAAGTACAGAGCCAAATAGATTAAGTAACTTTACTCAGCAGAGAGCTAAGTTGATGATTAGTACGCAGAATATAAATGAAACATTTCAAATCTCTAAAATTATAGTATTTGTCAAGCCAGTAGCAAAATCATTCCCAGAAACTAGCTAACTGAAATGGCAACAACCATCGATCCTGCCCGTCTATATGCAATCTTGATGAATACTGGTCTACAGAATAAAGACCAGCCTCTTTATCAAGTAATACATGATTTGATTGCGACTCTTGTATCTGTTAATACTCAAGTTACTACTCTTCTTTCTACTATTGCTAGTTCTCCGTCAATTTCTCCGTCATCTGGTAGTTCTAAAATAATGCAAACGATTCCATTTTTTGATGATAATAGCAGTGACGATTTCTTTTTTCCGCCAAGCAGCAGTAATTCAAATTCGTCATCAATATTGGATGATAATTCTACAAATGCTAATATGTATCCAGTGTGGGTGAATGCAACTCCTGGGAATCAGCAATTAGAAACATCTTCGACTGAATTAATTTGGAATCCTAATTTTGGTTCTTTTGGTTTTAATGTTATTCCACCAGATAATGAATATCGAGTTATTATTAAAGCCGTTGCGGCCGGTTCCATTTCAGCATTATCATTAAGAATGAATTTAGGTAGTGCTCCTGGAGTATTTGATAGCCGAGTAATGTCAATTGTTAATGAGGGATTTTCACAGCAATTTTTTACTATTAATTTATCTTCTACAGCTGTACAAGTTAAATCTGGAGTCGCTGGAGTTAATTTAGGTTTAGATTTAGCAACTATTGGTGCTGCTCCATTAACATTAAGTACTGCTGCAACAATTAGATGGACTCTTTATCCTACTGGTGGATTTTCTAATACTGGAGTTGATCCTAGTGCAACTAATGTAGCAGTAGCTGGAAATCTTGCTGTTAAAGGATTAATTACTGGTAATTTACCAGTTCAGGGTTTAATTAATTGGGATAATGATGTTGATGATTGGCCGAATTTCACTCCTATAATTCAGAATTTTACTGGAATAATAACTGATAACCAAAATAATATTGCAGTAACCTCAACAGATGGAATGGCTGTTAAAAATGAAACTCCATCAACTGCTGGTGTTCCAATCCAACAGTCTCCAAGATTACGATTTAGAAGTCATGTTTGGAATACTACTACTCCAGCAGATAATACGAGTGATTTCTGGTGGGAGAGTGTTCCTATAAGTGCAGCAGCACCTAGAGGATTAATGCAACTTGGCACATCACAGAATGGGGCAGCCGCAACGTTCCCATTTTCTGTGACAGATCAAGGTATTCTAACATCTGCAAATGAATTAAATAGTACTAGTGGAGGATTGACTATTAATCAAGGTGGACAGATTACTTGGGGAGCACGTGGCCGTATCAATACTCCAGCAGATGCACAATTTAATTTTGTTAATCATGCAATAACAATTGGTGTTGGATTTGATGTTTCTACTACTGCATTACTGAAGATTCGCACATTAGCACAAACAGGTGATGGTTCACTCTCAGCTCTTAACATTACAACTTCTGGAACTTTGATTGATAAATCATATAATATTGCAGCTCCAGTAACTCTTGGAACTGTAGTAATGTCTGCTGG